CCGTGATTTATACATGGGCGTGCCACTGGCAAACGGGGCAGTCAAAACCATGCGCACCAACGTTGTTGGACGTGGGCTGCGGTTGAAATCGACCATTGACGCAGAAACGCTGGGAATTTCACCAGAAGAACGCCGGAACCTTGAAAAAAAGATTGAAAAAGAGTGGTCTATCTGGGCTGAAAGCAATGATTGCGATATGTCAAGGATAGATAACTTTTACGAGTTGCAGCAGTTGGCTTTTATGAACTGGCTTATTTCTGGGGATTGTCTGGCGGTATTGCCAGTCAAACCACGAATAAACCAGCCGTATGACCTGCGTGTGCAGCTGATAGAAGCAGACAGACTTTGCAGCCCGGACGACTGCGACACCATAGACAACAAGATTGTTGGAGGTGTAGAGGTTGACAAGTCCGGGGAAGTGATAGCGTATCACATAGCGAACCACCACCCGTTGTCATACACATACAATGACATAAGCTGGCAGAGGGTTGAAGCATACGGACAAAAGACCGGAAGAAGAAACGTGCTTCACATGATGAACCGGGAAAGAATAGGACAGCGCAGGGGCGTTCCATTCCTTGCGCCAGTCATTGAAAGTTTGAAACAGCTTGGAAGATACACGGACGCAGAGCTTGTGGCTGCGGTTGTGTCTGGTATGTTTACCATTTTCATTGAAAAGGCAGACGCCAGCGCAGAAGACGCCATAGGAAGTATGCTGCCGGAAGAAGTGCAGGTGGACGCAGAAGACGAAAGCACCATTGAACTTGCGCCGGGCGCCGTTATCGACTTAAACGAGGGTGAGAAAGCCCACGACACGAACCCGGGAAGACCAAACGCCAATTTTGGCGGCTTTGTAGAAGCAATATGCCAGCAGATAGGCGCAGCACTTGAAATTCCATATGAATTACTTGTGAAGCGTTTTAATTCCAGCTATACAGCCAGCAAAGGTGCGCTGGAAGAAGCATGGAAAATGTTTAATATGTACCGTGACTGGCTATCAACGGACTTTTGCCAGCCAGTATATGAAGAATGGCTGACGGAAGCAGTAGCAAAAGGACGTATCAAAGCACCGGGCTTTTTTACTGACCCGGCAATAAGAAAAGCATATTGCGGGGCAAAGTGGAACGGACCTGCAAAAGGTATGCTTGACCCGGTAAAAGAGGTTACAGCCGCAGAAAAGAGAGTGTCAAACGGCTTTAGCACCAGAAGTGATGAAGCAATGCAAATGACGGGAAGCAACTTTTATAACAATGTCGAACAGTTGAAACACGAAGAAAAAGAACTGAAAGAGGTGAAGAAAATTGCCAATGGAACCACAAACAAACAGAACACCCCAGCAGAACCCGCAGACAATGCCGGGAATGAACCAGCAGCAGGACAGCAGAACACCGGGCAATCCTTACGGGGTGACGACAAATAAATTCTGGGACTTTATCCCAGCAACAGGGGACAAGCCGCCAGAACTGCTTTTATACGGCGCAATAAGCAGCCAGCAGTCATGGTGGGAAGACAGGGTGACGCCACAGCAATTCAATCAAGAACTTGCGGCGCTTGGTGATGTGCCAGAAATTATCGTGCGCATTAACAGCGGCGGCGGTGATGTGTTCGCAGCAAATGCGATTTTTACGAGATTGAAAGATTGTTCAGCGAAAGTGACAGTCAAAATTGATGGCTGGGCAGCTTCCGCAGCCACAATCATTGCTATGGCAGGCGACACAATCAAGATTGCCAGAAATGGTGTATTTATGATACATGACCCCGCAATGACAGTCTGGGACACTTTCAGAGCAGAAGACTTTTTGAAGATGGCTGATGAACTGAAAGTGATTAAACAAAGCATTGTCAATACATACGCCAGTAAGACTGGCAAAAAGACAGAGGACATAGAACAGCTTATGTCAAATGAAACATGGTGGACGGGCGACATTGCCGTTGAAAACGGCTTTTGTGATGAATTGATGTTTGAAGACAGCACAACAGTTGTTGAAAATTCTTCAAAAATCGTTGTCAATTCAGTGCCTATTGACGTTTCCATGTTCAAGAGTATTCCAACCCAGTTATTAAACAGCCCGCACAATCAAAATCCGGGTAGTTTAGTAAATAGTGCAACAGAACCTATCAACAAGCCACAGGAAAAGGAGGAACCACAAATGGCAGCACCAGAAAACAAAATCACAACGGTTGACGCACTAAAAGCCGCATACCCGGATTTAGTAGCGACAATCCAGAATGAAGCAGCAGCCGCAGAACGTGCCAGAATTAAAGGCATTGAAGACTTGGCAAACGGCAACTATGACGCAATCGCAAAGGACGCAAAGTTTGACAACCCTATTTCTGCACAGGAAATGGCAGTTAAAATCATTTCAGAGCAGAACAAAGCGGGCGGCAACTACATTCAGAACCGCCAGCAGGACGCAGAAAACAGCGGTGCAAACGGCGTGCAGGGAGCAGCACCGGAGGACAACGCAGGAGAGAACGGCAAGAACGTGTTTGACGCCGCTATTGACAAGTTGTTTCCAGACGAGAAATAAGGAGGTACAAGCAAATGGGTGAATATGCAGTAGAAAAAAGAGAAATCACACCGAAGAACTTTTTTGCTGGTGATTTTCCAACAGTACCGGAAACCGGAACAGCAAATGCAGCTATCAAGGAATATGCACCAGTAATGATTGACACTGCGAATGACAACAAGATTATTCCAGTTGCAAAAGGAAGCGAAGCAAGCGCAATCGGCATTGCTGCTGCGGCAGCAGGAAACGGCGAACCAGTAACATATTACATGACAGGTGAGTTTTTCGCTGACGCATTAGCACTTGAAAGCGGGGCAGATTTGGCAAAAATCAAAGAAGCACTGCGCAAGGTATCAATCTTTTTGAGATAAGGAGGAAGAACAACAATGGCAAACGAAGTATCTATTTACGAACCACGGACAATGGGCAGAGTGGTTCAGAAGTTACCGCCCGTGCGTACTTTTTTCAGAAGTACATTTTTCAGGCATGAAGAAACATTCACCACAAAGGACGTTGACGTTGACTTTAGAAAGGGCAGCAGAAAGGTTGCACCGTTCGTCAGCAGATTAGTTGGTGGAAAGGTAGTGCCAAACACTGGCTATCAGACAAAGACATATACACCGCCTTTAGTTGCACCGGAGAAAGTGACAACCGTTGATGATTTGTTAATCAGAAGACCGGGCGAAAGTCTTTATTCTGGCAGAACACCTGCGGAACGTGCCGTGCTTAAAATGGCAGATGACTTCAAGGAGTTAAGAGAGCAGATTTTAAGACGTGAAGAACTGATGTGCGCACAGACAATCTTCACTGGCGCAATCCCTATCATTGGCGACGGAGTGAATGAAGTAATTGATTTTTCTTTTACAAACGAAGAAACTATTTCAGCTGCAAAAAACAAGTGGACTGCTGACACTTCAGACCCTATCGCAGATATTAAACGCTGGCACGAAACAGTACAGAAGAAAGGTTTTGTGAACTGCGACATTTGCGTAATGGGAAGTGACGTTGCAAATGCGTTTGTAAATCACCCAAAGGTGCAGAAAATGCTTGATGTGAAAAACTTCAATCTTGCAGTTATCCAGCCTAAGCAGTTACCGAACGGCGTCACATACATTGGCACAATTCACGAACTGGGACTTGATATTTACAAGTACAACGAGTGGTATCTTGACGACTGGACAAACCCGGACGCACCGGAGGACAAGCCGCTTGTACCTGCGGACAGTTTAGCACTGTTAAGCACAAATGCTGATTATTCCATGTACTATGGAGCAATCACACTTATTAAGGAACCAGACGGCAACTTTGTGACCGTAGAGGGTAAATATGTACCGGACACATGGACAAAGCGCAAGCCTGCCCGCCGCTTCCTCAATCTGTCTTCTGCACCGTTATGCGTTCCGCATGATGTAGACAGCTGGTTTGTTGCAACACCTATCTAATGGACTTCAAAGCACAGCTTGCCAGTGACATGAAAGTGTTTCACAACTGCGGAGAAATGGCAACTATGACTGATATATGGTATCAAGGCAAGAAACACTATTTGCCCATAATCATTGACCACACGGCAGCCGACGAACGGCAGAGAGGAAACGGGGACAATGCAGAGGGTATAAACCGTGCTTCTTGTCTGGTCTATATGTCGTTATATGATTTTGGTTGCGTCCCCAAAAAAGGACGCCAGCTTGAAATTGACGAAGCCGGGGCAATCAATCTGTATAACATTTCAAAAGCAGACTGCGAGGACGGGGAAATAATTCTTGAATTGGAGATGTTGGAAGAATGATTGAAATAACATCTGACGCAATAGAAAGAGTGGGAACCCTGCTGGCAGACGTTCCAAAAGGTGCAGAAAGAGTATTTGCCAGCGCTATGAACCGTGGTATTTCCAGAGTGAAGACACAGGCAATAAAGCAGGTAAAAACCGTATATGCCGTAAATGGCGCAGCACTGACGAAAGCAACCAGAATAAATATAACAAAAGCCAGCACGGGAAACCTTGCGGGCTTTGTTTCGTTTTCTGGCGTGAAAATACCGCTGTACAAATTCAAAGTAACGCCGACGAAGCCCGGAACCGGAAAGCAGGTGCGGGCAGCAGTTAAAAAAGGCGGTAGCGGGACACCATTTGAAGACGCTTTTATTGCAGAAATGAAAAGCAATGGTCACACCGGAGTATTTGAGAGGACAGGGCGCAAGCGTTTTCCGATTGAAGAAAAAATGGGACTATCAGCAGCACAGATGGTGGGAAACGAAGATATTATAGACGGGCTGGAAAAGGAAGCACAAGAACTGGTAAACGAAAGAATTATACACGAAATGAACAGGATTTTGAACGGTTATGGAGGGTAAAGCGCTATGACACCAGTTTTTTTGTTGGAAGAATTGCAGAAATTCATTAGTTCCAAAACGTCTGACATTATTTTGCCAGTGCGAACCAGAACGGGAAGCAGCGAAGAAAAAGAAAGAGCAGCAGCAGTTTATAAAATGGGGCTGCCGGAAGCAGACGACGTACAACAGAAAGTGCCATACATTCTGTTAAAGTTCCTAACAGGGACGGACGACAAGAAAGCAGGCGAACCAGAGGAAGACAGCTGCAAAGTAAGAATAATATTTGCGGTGTATTCAGAAGATGGGCAGGACGGACCGCTGGCACTTCTCAATCTGATTTTGAGAGTGCGCAGCGAATTGAAGAAAGCCGGGACAATCGGCGGCGGTCAATTTGCTTTGGAACTGCCGCTGGAATATATCGTATATCAAGACACCACGCCGCCATACTACATGGGCGAAATGGTGACAAATTGGAGTATGCCAGTCACGCAACGTGATGTGGCAGAGATTTTGCACAATTTATAGACAGGAGGAAGACAAGATGGCAAAAGCGACCACAGCAAGCGCCACAGCAGCCGAAAAGGACGCTGAAAAGGTGCAGACGGTAGAAAATACCACAACAGAAGAAAAAGCCGTAAAAACGGCAAATACGCAGTCGGAAACAGTAAAGCTGATTTACATTGGACCGAACCTGCCAAAAGCAATGCTGCCATGCAACAAGATTTTTGAGGGAACAGACAAAGAGATTGAAGAAGAACTTTCTTTCATTCTTGAAAAATTCCCACTGGTAGAAAAAATGCTGGTTCCCACAACGGAACTTGCAGAAAAGAAAGACAAGGTGAAGACAACCGGGAATGTATACAACAAGTATTATTCAGACTTAAAGGCTGCCGCCCTTGCATACGCAGAACAGGAGGTATAACAAATGAGTGACGTATCACATGGAGTAAACGCCAGTAAGACAAACAATGGCGCAATCACGCCCGTGTCCGTAGATACTGGCGTGCATTTTGTGGTTGGAACAGCACCCGTGCAGATGGTAAACGGAAAAGTAAATGAAGTCATTATGGCTTCAAGCTACAAAGAAGCAGTGCAGGCGTTGGGATATTCCGACGACTGGAAGAAATACAGTCTTTGCGAAGAGATTTATACAGCGTTTACATTGTTCAATTCTGCGCAGGTATTCTTTGTAAATGTTCTTGACCCTAAGAAACACAAGAAAACAGTTGATGAAACACAGATGGACGTTGTAGACGGTCAGATTGTATTACCTGCGGAAGCAATCGCAGGCAGTGTGGAAATCACAGGAAAGACAGCCGGGGAAGATTACGAAGTATTTTACAGTGACACAAACTGCGTTGTGGAGTTCTTAAAAGAAACCACGGGCAAACTTACCGTGAAATATGACGCCGTGGACGCTTCACAGGTCACAAAAAGTGATATTATCGGCGGTTACAGCGTAAGCACACACAAGACAACCGGACTTGAACTGATTAACAATGTATTTCCACTTTATACAAAGGTTCCAGACCTTATTTTGTGTCCGAATTGGTCACATGACGCAGAGGTTGCAGCTGTAATGTCTGCAAAAGCAGAGAATATCAACGGACTGTTTGAGGGTGAAGCAATTCTGGACATTGACTGCACAGCAGAAACCGGGGCGACATACTACACGGAAGTGCCAGCATGGAAGAAACAGAAAAACTTCACAAAAAGAACAGAAGTTGTCTGCTTCCCCAAAGTTGCGCTGGGAGATAGAGTTTTCAATCTTTCAACACAGCTTGCAGCCAGTATGTCAGCCGTAGACAATGCGGAAGAGTACGGCGGCGGTACACCTTGCGAAAGCGCTTCAAACAAGGGAATACAGGCAGACAGAATGGTTGTTGCGGACGGTTCGGAAGTCGTTATGGATATTCAGCAGGCAAACTATCTGAATGAAAATGGCGTTGTAACTGCGCTTAATTTCTTCAATGGTTTTGTAAGCTGGGGAAATTATACGGCTTGTTATCCTGCCAACACAGACGTGACGGATTATTTCTACTGTATCAACCGTATGTTCAAGTGGGTTGCAAAGACACTTATTTTGACGTACTGGAACTACATTGACAGAGGAATTAAAAGACGTCTGATTGACGCAGTTGTGCAGTCAATCAATGATTGGCTGGCAAGCCTTGCAACTGATGAAAAAATCATTGGTGGACGTGTGGAGTTCAACGAAAGCGAAAACAGCACAAGCCAGCTTGCAGCAGGAATTGTGCGTTTTCACATTTATATGACACCGCCATCACCAATGCAGAAAATGGACTTTGTGCTTGAATATGACTTGTCATATCTTGTAGCACTGGTGGCAGCATAACAGGAGGTGAAACAGAATGTCAAAAGTTGACGAATTAGTTATTAACTATGCGATTTACGAAGACGCCGTAGAGTATCTGGGAACCACAGAAGTGACACTGCCAGACTTGGAGTACATGACGGAAGAGTTGAGCGGCGCAGGCATTGCGGGAAATATCGAAGAAATCATTATCGGTCACTTAAATGCAATGTCAACAACTTTCAATTTCCGAACTGTCACAGCGGCAGCAGTCAAGCTGATGGAACCACGGGTACACAGAATTGACCTGCGAGTTGCACAGCAGAGAATGAACCTGCGCACAAGCGCAAACGAAGTGTCCGGCGTTAAGCACATTATGAAAGTAAAGCCGAAGAAGACAGCACTTGGAAAAGTTGCGGCAGCTTCAACAGCTGATGTAAGCGGTGAATATGCCGTTTCATACTATGCAATGTACTTGGACGGTTCAAAGGTAACGGAAATTGACCCGTTAAACTTTGTGTGCATTATCAATGGCAAAGATTACTTAAAGGACGTCAGAAAAGCATTAGGCAAGTAAAAAAAGACAGCAGGAGCCAGCGGGAAGACCGCTGGTTTTTTCCTGCCTAAAATCAAAGATATGGAGGAATAAACAATGTCAGATACAACAAATACAACTGAAAACATGGAGCAGGTAACAGAGCAGGAAAAGGAAATGCAGGAAGCACAGGCAAGCGGCGTGGTCAATTTTGACGACAAGAAGAAAGACAAGGAAGAAGACGGCAGTTTGAATTATACACACACATTCAAAAAGCCCAGAGAGATTGAGGGAAAGAAGTATACAAAATTAACTTTCTATTTTGACAATTTAACTGGTGAAGATATTGAAGCAGTAGAACAGGAACTTGCAGACCAGAACAAATATGCACTTTCACCGGAAATTTCCTCTGCGTTCCAGTGTATTCTTGCGGCAAAAGCTGCGGGGGTTGCTTCTGATGAAATCAGACGTCTTCCGGTAGGTGATTACATGAAGATTAAGAACAAAGCAAGGGATTTTTTAATTGCTGCGGGCTATTAAAAATTAAAGAACCCGCAAAGTTCATAAGAAAGCAGATATACAAAATGTCAAGGGCTTCACATACGCCCGTCCCGTTCTGGCTGCAAATGCCTATACGCAGACTTTTTGCATGGATTGAAACCATAAATGAAGTGGAAAAAGAAGAAGCGGAAGAGCAGAAACAGAACAGCAATAATGCGTAGGGAGGTGAAACAGCTTGGCAGGGTCACAAAAGGAATTTGAACTGCTTTTTAAGCTGAAAGCGTCGCTGGGTGGCAATTTTAACAGCACATTCAAAAGCGCAATTAACACCAATAACCAGTTACGGGACAGCTTAAAAAATGTCAATTCCCTGCAATCAAAGATTGACGGCTACACAAAGCAGTCTGCCGCTATTGATAAGAACAAAGAACGGATGGCGCAGCTTAACGCAGAGCATGACCGATTACAGCAGGAATTGCAGCAGACAGGCGAACCCACAGAAGCACTGCGGAAGAAGCTTGAAAAGAATGAAAACCAGATACAACAGACCACTGCCAAAATCGAAGAACTGGAAAAACAATTAAACAGTTATGCCGACGAACTGAAAGCAGCCGGAGTAAATACGGATAATCTGGAAGAAGCCAACGGAAGACTGCAAAAGTCTTATGAAAAGCTGCAAACTTCACAACAGACGTTGCAAAAACTGAATGACAAGCAACAGCAGGTAGAACAGAGCATTTCAAAGACAAAAGGACAACTGCTGGGAACTATTGGCGCAATTAGTGCCGTAGCCGCCGCAGTGTATGCAGGACCCGTGCAGGCAGCGCAGCAGTACGAAAAAGCAATAGCAAAGGTGGGAACCATTGCAGATACGCAGGAAGTCCCACTGGGCACATTGTCACAACAGATAATGGAACTGTCAAACAAGACAGGAATTGCAGCCAATGCCATTGCTGATGATGTGTACAACGCTATATCTGCCGGACAGAAGACAGGTGACGCCGTAAACTTTGTTACAAACAGTACGAAGTTAGCAAAAGCCGGATTTGCGGAAAGTTCGCAAACGCTGGACGTATTAACAACCGTATTGAACGCATACGGCATGAGTGCGGACAAAGTAAGCACGGTATCAGATATGCTGGTACAGACGCAGAACAAAGGTAAAGTGACAGTAGGAGAACTGGCAAGCAGTATGGGTAAAATCATACCGACTGCAAACGCCAGCAATGTTTCACTGGAACAGTTATGCGCCGGATATGCAATAATGACCAGCAAAGGTATTGCAGCCGCAGAAACGACAACATACATGAACAGTATGTTAAATGAGTTGTCAAAGTCTGGAAGTACGACAGACAAGCTATTGCGGCAGAAGATGGGCGGCAGCTTTGCAGAATTGATGGCAAGCGGTAAATCACTTGGGGAAATTCTGGGAGGTATACAGGAAGAAGCCAGCAAGTCTGGTCTTGCCCTATCTGATATGTTCAGCAGTTCAGAAGCCGGAAAAGCGGCAATGTCGCTTCTGTCAAACGGAGTTGACGGCTTCAATTCAAGCGTACAAGACATGGTAAATAGCGTTGGGGCAACAGACAGCGCATTTGCCAAAATGGAAGACACCACAGAAGCCAAAATGGAAAAGGCAAAGAACAGTATAGCAAACTTGGGTATCGTTCTTGGTCAAAACTTACTGCCGATTGTAGGAAATTTGGCAGACAAAGTGGCGGTGGTGGTCACTAAAGTTTCAGAATTTGCAGCAGCAAACCCAAAATTGGTGCAAACAGCCCTAAAGGTAGCGGCAGGGCTGGCGGCATTGAAAGTGGGAATGTTGACAACAAAGCTGGTTACATTATCAGCACAAGACGGCATATTGTCACTGGCAAAAAAACTGCTGGGACTGCGTGCCGGATTTATTGAAAACGCAGCAACAAGCGTAAGTTTTGCGGAAAAGCTGAAAACAGCTGGAAGCGGTATATTGTCATACTTTGGCAATGTAAAAGGCGCTATGGGCGGCGTAGGTTCTGCAATAGGTAATATATTCAGTGGCAACAGAGTTGTTGGAGCAGTAACAGGCTTTATGGGCGGCGTGAAGCAGTCCATTGTCAGCGGCTTTTTAGGAATTGTAGGAAAAGCAAGCGGAGCATTGACAGGAGCCGGAACAAAAATGCTGGGACTTATGCTGAAACCATTTTCGTTGATTGGCGGCAAGCTGGGTCCGATACTTGGAACGGTAGGCAGTGCGATTGCAAACAGCCCACTTGGAAAAGTAGGCGGCTTCATAACAAAGGGGATTACCGGAGCATTTAGCAAGGCAACAACACTGATTGCACCGCTGGGAAATGCGGTAAAAACGGTGCTGGGTCCTATTGGAAACCTTGCAAAAACAGCACTGGGACCACTTGGAGGTATTGCAGGAAAGATATTGCCAGTTGTGGGCGTTATCACAACGATTATTACAGTAATACAGCTTGTAAAGAACCATCTTGAAGAGATAAGGGGATTTATACAGCGAACCTTTGGTGATGAAGCGTTGGCAGTCTTTGACAAGATTGTTTCGGTCATTACCAACATAGGCGACACCATAAAGAATGTGTTTTCTGATGGGAACATAGGTGCAGCCCGTGACAAGATACAAGAATTGTTCGGAGATAAAGGCGCAGCAGTCTTTGACACGTTTGTAAATGTGCTGGGAACAGTAAAGAACGCAGTTTCAGAGGTTGTGGGCTTTATAACCACATACGTTGTGCCAGTTGCAGAACAGGTATTGCAGGTGATTGTTACGCAGGTAATACCGGGGATTGTTAGCTTTATTCAAGCGGCAGCCCCAACCATTATGCAGATTATACAAAGCATTGCTGATTTTATCGGCGCAATTATTCCAGTGATAGGAAGTTTCATTGCTGGTCTTATGCCGATTATTTCAGAAATAATCACATTCATTTCAACTTATGTTTTGCCGATTATTTCAGAATTATTCAGCTTTATTTGTAGCACGGTGCTTCCGGCAATTTCCGCAGCAATTCAAGCAATTTTACCAGTGGTAACAAATGTATTGCAAACGCTTTTACCTGCGATACAAACAGCACTGACAACAATCTGGAACATAGTTTCACCGATAATTCAAGGAATTTTAGCGGCAATACAATTTGTAATGCCAACAATCCAGTCTATCGTACAAAGCGGAGTTCAAGCAATTTCCGGTGTAATTTCTGGAATTGCAACCGTACTGAATGGAATTATCACTTTCATAACTGGTGTATTTTCCGGGAACTGGCGGCAGGCTTGGGAGGGCATAAAGCAAATATTTTCTGGAATTTGGCAGGGTATCAAGTCAGTGTGTACGGGAGTTATCAACGGCATTATATCTGCGGTCAACACGGTTATACGTGGATTGAACAAAGTAAAAGTGCCAGACTGGGTGCCGGGCGTAGGTGGAAAGGGTATAAACATATCTGAAATACCTATGCTGGCGAAAGGTTCCAAAAATACACCAGACACGTTCATTGCCGGTGAAGCGGGACCAGAGTTAATCACGAACGCACCGGGGCGCACGGTGTTTACAGCAGACCAGACAAGAAACATTCTGGCTGCACAGAATATGGCAGCCACAACAGCGGCAGCAGTAGCGCCAACAGCAGCACAGACCACAACAACACCGCAGACGGTGAACAACTACAACACAGCGCCAGAGGTAACAGCGGGCGCAGGAAGCGGCGGTGGAAGTGCAAACAATGTAACTATCAACAACAGTCCGACAATCGTTATCAACGGGGACAAGCCAGAAGACTTGGACGCAAAACTGGAAGAGAACAACAGAAAGTTGCTGCGTGACGTTGAAGACCTGCTGGACGAAAAAGAAGACAAGGAGAAGCGGCAGAAATATGACTAAAAGCTACACAACCATATCTGGGGATATGTGGGACAAGATAGCATTTGAACAAATGGGAAGTGTCCTGCATACAGATAAGCTGATGAAAGCCAATGTCAAGTACGCCAGCACCTACGTTTTCCCTGCCGGGGTTGTATTAACAATCCCGGAAGTGGAAGACGAAGAAGACTTGGAACTGCCACCGTGGAAAAGGGGGCTGCTGACGTAGAATGAGCGCAAAAGACATGGCACGCCGGGTGGAACTGCGGTTGAAATTTCAAAACGTAAAAGTCCCGGCAGATATAAATAAATATTTAAGCAGCCTTACTTTCACTGACGAAGACGAAGACAACGCAGACGATTTGCAGCTTGCGTTTGATGATAGAGAAAGAAAGTGGCTGGGAAGCTGGCTGGAAGTAAAGCCGACTTTTATTAAGACCACAACGACGGTGCAAAAGCAGGTTGAAGCTGCAAGCGTTGTCAATTATGTGGTCAAAAAAGGTGATACGCTTTGGGCTATTGCCAAAAAGTATCTGGGAAGCGGTACAAAATACCCGCAGATTGCTTCTGAAAACAATATTAAAAACCCTAACTTAATATATCCGGGGCAGGTTTTCAAAATCACAACGGGCGGTACAGCAACACAGACGGTCACAGAAACGAAAGAAACAACAAAGAAAGTGTCTGACCCTAAATTGATAACAGCAACGATTGTTCAGAAGAACTGGCACGACAACGGCAAAGACGCCGTGCTGGACTGTGGGACATTTGAACTGGACAGCGTAGACGCCAGCGGACCGCCAACAAAAATCACACTAAAGGGCACGTCAATTCCTTATACTTCCAAAATGAGAGTAGAAAGAAAATCAAAGGCGTGGGAAAACACCAATTTGAAAGTGATTGCGGAGCAGATAGCGTCCGAAAGCAACTTGAAACTGATGTACATTGCGGACAATATACCAAAGTACAAAAGAAAAGAGCAGGTACAGACGTCAGACATTGTGTTTTTACAGAAATTATGTAAAGCGGCAGGGCTTGCGCTGAAAGTAACCACAATGAATGTGGTTATCTATGACGCCGCAGAGTATGACAGCAAGCCACCTATAAAAACCATAAAATATGGCAGCGGTGATTATATTTCATACAAGCTGGGAACCAGCCTGCATGATACAGCATACACCAGCTGCCATGTTTCGTATACGGACCCGGACAGCAAAGAAACGATTGAAAGCACATACACGGCAGACAGCACAGAGGGAACCGGGCAAACGCTTGAAGTCAACGAAAAGGTCAGAAGCACAAATGAAGCATACGAACTGGCGAAAAAACGACTGCGTGAAAAGAACACACAGCAGTTTACAGCAAGTTTCACAATGCTTGGTGATGTGCAGCTGGTGGCAGGTGCCACAGTCAAATTAAAAGGCTTCCAGAAGTTCGACAGAAAGTACAAGATTACCAAAGCAACCCACAAATTGACGGGAGGGTATACAACACAGATTGAATTACAACAGGTATTGGAGGGCTACTAATGGCAGACATGACAGAGTTAAAAAACATAGTGCGACTTGGCACCGTGCAGAGTGTGAACGCCAGCAAAATGACAGCCCGTGTGAAGTTCAAGGACAAAGGCGGTATCACTTCCGGTGATTTAAGAATTATAAAACGCCCAGTGTACGTTGTGCCAGCAATGGAAAGCGGGGCAGAGGGGCAGACGGCAAAAACAACACTGAAATATGACTATAACGGGCAAATGCTAAAAGAAGTAAGCCACAACCATGAAGCATTTGTGACAGAGTGGACGCCGGGCGTCAATGACATGGTACTTTGCATAATGGTTCCAGACGGCGACGGCGACGGCTTCATAATTGGGGAGGTGTAGAGCATGGCAAAAATAGGAAGTCTGGGAAGTCTGGTTTTTTCAGTTTCAGAAAACACCGTGCGCACCTTTGATGAATTAAGCTGGAAAGTGTCTGCAAAGTATGCGACACACGACAGACACATTAAGCGTGACGTATTGGAGTTTTTGGGACCGGAACCCGGAACAATCAGTTTCAAAATGGCGTTCAGTGTATTTCATGGAACAAACCCACTGAATGAAATTAAGAAATTGAACAAAATGTGCAACAAGGGCAATGTTTCAACACTGGTTTTAGGTGGCAAGAAATACGGCTCTTATAAGTGGGTAATAACAGGCGTTAGCAGCACATTGAAACGCTATGACAACAAAGGAAACTGCTGGGCTGCGACAGCAGACGTGACACTAAAAGAATATCCAAAGAGGTGATGAAACATGGACGTGATAAGGGGCGACGGGTCACTATTGACAGAAATTGACCTTGCACCAGCAAATGACCATCAAGCAGTCATACAAAATATTGCGGTTATTCTGGACACGGTGCAGGGTTCCTGCCCTATGTTCCGTGATTTTGGTTTGCCCGGCAGCCTATACGGAAGACCGCAGCCAGTAGTTGAAAATATACTGGTGGGCTATCTGTACGACCAGATAGAAGAATTTGAACCACGGGCGCAGGTTGCAGACATTACATTTGAACATGACGCAGCCACAGGGCGCACAATACCTATTATTTATTTGGAGGAGGTGGAAACAGACAATGAGTGACAGAAAATATCCAGACATTGACTTTGTGGAAACCGACACGGAAACAATAGAAAGCAACTTGATTGCACTATATGAAAACTTTGTACAGCAGGTGCCGGGGCGTGAACGGTACAAAGTGTACCCAGCGTCACCGGAAAGGCTTTTTATTGCGTGGGTTGCAAATATCATTGTGCAACAGCGTGTCATTATCAATGAAACGGCAAAAAAGAACGTGCCACGTTATGCAGACGGTGAATACTTGGACAGCTTGGCAGAATTATTCAAGGACTTGGAAAGACTGCCAGCAAGCCCAGCGTCTGCAATGTTCCGTTTTTATATTTCAGAAGCACAGAAACAATCAGTGATTATTCCTGCGGGCACCAGAATTTCTTTTGATGGTGCAATTTTATTTGAAACAAAAGAAAATTTGGAAATAAAAGCCGGGCAGACATACGGGGACGTTGAGGGAATTTGCACCACAGCGGGCGACGTCGGAAATAATCTGGCAGCGGGGCAGGTCAAAGAACTGGTTGACCTATACGACTACTACCAGAAAGCAGAGAACATCACGGCGACAAGCGGCGGCGCAGAAGAAGAGGACGACGCCAGTTATTATGAGCGTATGCGTGAGAGCATGGAGAGTTTCAGCACGGCGGGTCCTATTAACGGGTACATATACTGGACAAAGAGCGTATCACCAGCCGTGGCAGACGTGGCAGTGACAAGCCCAGAACCTTGCGTTGTAGACGTCCGGGTGCTTTTGCAGAATGGGCAGCAGGCAACGTCCGGGGTACTGAAAGAGATTGAAGACGCCTTGAACGCTTCTGACATTAGACCACTTACAGACAAAGTGACGGTATCTGCACCGGAAACGGTAGCATTTGACATTGATGTGACTTTTTATATTCCACAGCCAGACGCAGCCAGCGCCACAGTTATTGCGGCAGCGGCAACGCAGGCAGTAGAAGAGTACGTGACATGGCAGACAAGCAAAATGGGGCGGGATATTAACCCGTCATACCTAACAGCAAAGCTGATGGAAGCAGGTGTGAAACGTGTTGAAGTCAGAAAGCCAGTATTCACGGTTGTTGATGATATAAAGGTTGCAAAGCTGGGAAACAAAAGCGTTCTGAATGGAGGTATTGAAAATGTCTAAAACAATTTACAATGCCGATTATTCAGAGTGCCTGCCGGAAGCGCTAAAGAAAGACCCCAAAATGGTTGCACTGGCAAACGCCACAGCAGCAGCGCTGCTGGACACTTCCGGGATAATTGACAATGTGCTGATATATTCCAGATTTGATGAATTGCCAGAAGAACTGGTGGACATTTTGGCGTACGACCTGCACGTTGACTGGTACGACTACAATTACCCGCTGGAAGCAAAACGGGATTTAGTAAAAAACAGTGTCAAGGTTCATAAGAAAATGGGCACAAAATACGCCATTGAAACAGCGCTGGGAAGTTTATTTCCAGAAAGTGAAGTGGAAGAGTGGTTCCAGTATGAGGGAGAACCCGGACACTTTCATATTGTGCTTGATGTGACAAACCAGAGAATAACGGCAGACTACGCAGCTATTATCCGGGCAGTGAAAATGTATAAAAGATTATCTGCGCACATGGACGAATTAACCTATCAAGGGAAGGTTCACGGCGTCATATACACCCACGGGGAGTATTTCAGATACAAAACACCGCTGACCGGAAGACTTAACGCCGGAACATACCCACAGAGAAACACAAAAGCCGGGATAGGTGCTGCAACCTATATTGTGGGAACGGAAGCAGCAGGCTTCATATTCACAGCACCAGCAGCAGGCACAAAGCCATACAGAAACACGGTATTTTCGCAGCAGGCAGCGCATATCAACGCAGACACGGCGTTGAATACGTTTAGCTATACAAATACACCAGCAGGACGGATAAAAGCCGGAGAACAGCCACAGAGGAACACCAGAGGGCAGACAAGCGGCGTCACAGTCACGGCAAGTGACAGAATGGAAGCACACCGCTTCACAGTTCCGGCAGCAGGAACCGTCCCGGAAAGAAGCACGGTGCAGCGGACACAGGGCGGCACCGTAGGGACAAGCACGCAGGCAATGGGGTTTTCATACGGCGTCAAGCCGTGCGGAAGCCACAGGAAGCTATAAAGGAGGTGAAAAGCCATGTTGACAACAGACGCAATCAATGATTTCAAAGATTTCATTGATAATATCATTGCCTATGCAAAAGTAACCGTCAACGGCGTTTCTGAAAAAAAGGTGATACACCGCCGGGAACGTCTGAAAGACGGCAGGGTTGCTGTATATGTACAGATTACCCCGCAGGTAAGCGGAAAAGCCACAGTGCAGAGGGTGCAGCTTTACAACAAGAACAATAAGTTGTGGGCTGACAAGGCGGTAAATATTCCACTTAACAATGTACAAGAGGGCGTTTTGTACCGATTTACTTTTGATTTTACAGAAAAGGAGGTGTAACAGATGTACGAACAGAAGTTATGGCAAGACCATGTAACAGAGTTTGAAGACCGCTACACGGAAAGCAGAAATGATGATGGAACTATCACGCACACACCAGTTGAGGGGGAAATCATTCAGCAGGGAACACCGCAGAACGCAACCAACTTCAACCACATGGAAAACGGTATTTCCAATGCAACAGAAACGGCAGCACTTATGGCGCTTTCTACAATCCACCACCAGCAGGCAATAGCTGACTTGCAGGGAGAAACAGCAACGGTGACTTTGAAGAATACGCAGCAGTACCCGTTCAACAATTCTACACAGTCAGTTGCGCTGAAGACTGAAAGAAACCACATGGACTACACCGTGGAAACAGAAATAGTGGACTACACGGGCGGTTTTCCGGGCGACATTGTTATTACAGAAAAGTTGCTGAATGGTTTTAAGATGGCACACACAGGAAGCGCAAAAAGCGTGACCGTAAAAGTTTATGTGAAAGGTGGGTTTTACTAATGGCAGCAGGTGTGATTATTAAGACAGAGGAACGCAGACAGCACGAAGAAGCAGTTATGCGTTCTTTTGGCGTGCAGGGTAGCGGGACAGCAGCACAGAGAGAAGCAGCGGAGGTTATCGCAGCCAGAAGCAGCGAGGTAGTAAGAAACCAGAATGGAGGTAGAAAGTATTATGGCTACTAATAAAATCAATGTAGTTGAAAAAACACCGGGCACACATATTGAATATGCACTGTCTGGCGGTAAAAAAATCACGTTCGGTGATGATGAATTAACAATCAATCTTGCCAGCCGTGAAAGAGATTTTGAAGTGTCACTGGACATTTGCATTGACGAAGAAGACGGCGTGGTGATTGGCACCGGAGGACGTGCGCAGAAGTACGCTGCGCAGATTGTTATTCCTGCCAGACGCTATGATGTTATCGAAGACGGAGAGGACGAAAACGGAGAACCGAAAAAAATTCCAGTGCCTATCCCATTTGATATGTCGCTTTGCACACTTATTCTTTGGGGATTGGAGGTATAAAGAATTATGTCTAATTTTGATGATTTAGCAATGGCGGTTGCTTCCTTTGGGGGCAACAATGCAGTAAAGTTTGATGATTTGGGTATGCCGTCAATTATGGTGGGTATTCCAAAAATGAAGTATTCCGACATTATCACCGGAGGAACACAGGAAACATTGCCGTGGTGGATTGTGGACGGAGTAGAAAAAGAAGTTATCTGGGTATCGAAGTATATTAACGTCGTGGTCAACGACCGTGCATACTCACTGCCAATGAAAGACCCTAAAGCATACATTGACTTTGACACAGCACTTGCAGTATGCCGCAGAAAGGGTGAGGGCTGGCACCTTAACCAGAACGGCGTATTTGCCGCAATCAACCTTTGGTGTATGAAAAACGGCTTCACGCCCCGTGGAAACACAAACTGGGACAGAAGCTATGAAAAGGGATATGAAAAGGGTATCAACACATACATTGACGGTTCACACGGCGGCGGCAGAACCGCAACTGGTTCTGGTCCGGTAACTTGGAACCATGACGGCAGCCCGGCTGGAATTGCCGACCTTTGCGGCAACTGCTGGGAGTGGGTATCTGGTATGCGCATTGTAGATGGTGAAATTCAGATTATCCCATACGGAAACGCCATGAAGTCTGACTGCAACATGGGTGCAAAAAGTACAGAGTGGAAAGCAATTAAGCCGGACGGCACACTTGTAGCACCGGGAACGGTTGGAACATTAAAGATTGACAGAACCAGTGCGAGTGACGCAACACTGCGTATCAACACAAGTGTCACAACACAGACGACGGACAGCAACGACACAAGCGTACCATTCAAAGATACAAAGGCAGTAAGCGGCGTAACCGTTCCGCAGATTTTGATTGCGTCCGGTTTATATCCAGACGCAGGACAGACAACGCCGGGCAGATTTTGGGCAAGAAACAACGGCGAAAGACTGCCTGTCCGGGGTTCGAGTTTCCTCGTCGCTTCCCATGGTGGTGCTGGTGCGCTGCACTTGGACATCCCTCGTTCTTTCGTCGGCTACAGTGTGTCGTTCCGTTCCGCTTTTGTGGAATAACTGGAAACTGGGAACTGTTATACTGTGGGGCTTACGGCAGTAAGCCACCTATTTTGAAACTAAAGTAAAGGTGGTTTAAGAAATGCCAGAAAATACAGCAGAACAACTGCCGCAACTGGATAACGTGCGGGACAATGCGACGCAAGAAGATTTCAAAATGAAAAATAAAGTATATGAAATGCTTTTGTATGCGTACCCAGCATTAGAACAATTTCCAAAGAGCGACAGAAAACTTGCGGACCATATACGGGAAGCAATACTGCAAGTGTTTGAATTAGTGATACACCTTGAAAACAAACACTACAAGAAAACGACGTTGGGAGAACTTGACGACCAGTTGGACGTCCTGCGGCACCTTGTAAGGCTTGCGGCAGACCAGCAGTTGCACCCAGACAAGAAACCATGCTTGCCAATACGCAAATATGAAATATTGTCAAGAAAGATAAATGAAATAGGGTGCATGATTGGCGGGTATTATAAATCACTGAACGGCAGCACGGCTGGAAACGGCGGTGCTGCAAATAAAAGCAATGGTAAATAGCAGGGTAACACCTGCTTTTTATATTATGGGAATAAGCCGTTAATAGAGGACTTGCCGTGCCTATCCGGGGTTCGAGTTTCAACAACACTTCCAATGGTGGTGCTGGTGCACTGAACTTGAACAACCCTCGTTCTAACGTCAACAACAATGTGTCGTTCCGTTCCGCTTCACCCCATTTCTGCCAGCAGTCGTGTTCACAAGTGGGCACGTCCAGTGCGTATGGGTTAAAGGGGTTTATTTCCATTCCAAAGGCTGCCAGCCGGGAGCCGTAGGAAAAATATTGAATTGCCGTAAAGATAGTTAGTAAGCCACAGGCTGAAAGTCAGAGCCGGAAACACTGGCACTGAATGTATATATCACGTTTGGACTGTGGAAGAACCGCAGTTTGATTTGTACGGCGAAATTTTAACAACAGGAGGGAAAAGGGAATTGCACAAAATCAAAAACATTTTCCCTATAATTTATGACTTTGAAAATCTCTTCAATGCGTATAAAGCCGGGATAAAGTGCAAGAGGTACAGACCAGATGTGATGGCGTACACGGATAAGCTGGAAGAAAACTTGATTGAATTACAGAATGAATTTATCTGGCAGACCTACACCGTGGGGCGCTACAACATATTTTATGTTTACGAACCGAAAAAGCGCATGATTATGTCACTCACTTTCAAAGACCGGGTGGCACAGCACGCTATATATAGCCAGCTGAACCCGTATTTTGAAAAGCAGTTCATACATGACAGCTACGCTTGCAGAGTAGGCAAGGGAACACACAAAGCAGTCAACCGCCTGCATAACTGGTTGAAGCAGACAGACCGGAAGCCGCAGCGTTTCTATTATTTGAAACTGGATATTGCAAAGTATTTTTACCGGATAGACCATGAAGTATTGATGGACATTTTGCGGAAAAAGATTGCTGATAAAGATTTGTTGCACGTCTTGTCAGTAATTATAAACTGCGAAGACACAAACTTTGGTCTGCCGCTGGGCGCAGATATTGGCGACGTGGCGTTTGATGAATTGCTGGGAGAAGTTGGGCTGCCTATTGGCAATCTGACTTCACAAATGTTTGCAAATTTGTATTTGAATGAACTTGACCAGTTCTGCAAACACAAATTGCACCTGCGTTATTACATACGTTACATGGACGACATTATAATTTTGCACCCAGATAAAAAGTATCTGGAAAAGATAAAGAACAAAATTGCGGACTTTCTGGGAAAAGAACTGCGGTTGCAGCTTAACAAGAAAACCTGCATAAGACCAACCAGCATGGGCATTGAGTTTGTGGGCTTCCGCATTTGGTCAACACACATAAAATTGCGCAAGAAGACGGCAAAGAAGCTGAAACGACGTTTGAAATATATGTTTGCAGCATATCACGCCGGAGAGATTGACAAAGATACACTGGATAGGTCCGTTGCTTCATACCGGGGCATATTACAGCACTTCAACAGCTACGGTATGCGCCAGAGCCTAAACGAACTGTACTTGCAGGAAATGGGCAAGCCATATCCAGAACCGGAGAAGAAGCCAGCCAGCAAATGCGGTCTATTCTGCGGATATTACGGCAGCGCTGATGATTATATCAAGCAGCCAGAAGAAAAGGAGGTGACGGACAGTGGAAGCAATACAGACGCTTAACCCAGCGGACGTCTGGGAAATGGTACAGAAAGCTATTGTGTGGCTTGCGGGAATTGGGATTGTTATTGACATAACGCCGGGAATTAAAGTACAGCCCGTGCGTTGGTTGATTAAACAGCTGGGAAATCTTATGAACCACGACATGAAAGAACAACTGGACCAGCTGCAAAAAGATTTTACAGACCACAAGGTTGACAGCTGGCGTATGGAAATTCTGGAATTTCAGAGCAGTTGCATAAATCACAGACGCCATACAAAAGAAGAGTTCGACCATATCATTGACATACTGGCAAAGTATGACAAGTACATCAAAGACCGCAAGTTGACTAATGGGCAAGTTGATGTTGCGCATGAATACATACTGGAAATATACAAAGAGTGTATGCGCACAAATGATTTTGCTTTGTCAAAGCCGGAAGAAGAACAATAGGAGGTACAAAACAGCAATATGAAAAGTTTAATATTTTTTATCATTGGATTTGCACTGGCATTAGCAGTGCTTTTTTTATGGAATTTACAGTATTTCAGACAGCGCAGGAAGAAGAGAAAAGAAGAGTTGCAGGAACACCCGGAGCGAAAGACCAGCGCAACAAAAATCATTATCTTTTCAATTCTGGCGACTTACTACATAGCATTTGCCGTTGGCGTGTGGGTAGTGGTCAGAAAGGATTTTTACCAGTTATCAGTCTTGCTGACGTTCGTTGGCGGGGTAACTGCTGCCGCAGTAGCGTTCTACTGCTGGAAAGCAAAGGCAGAAAACCTGCTGAAAATCAAAGCTGCATACCCGGAGTTGTCCGGCACGCTGTCTGACTTTTCAAGCATGACACAGTAGTGCAGGGGAGGTATAAGACATGGGACTAATAGGAAAAACAACACCAGAAAAGATTTGGAATTTTCTGAAATCAAAAGGGCTGTCCAGTTGTGGGGCAGCCGGATTGATGGGGAACCTATATGCAGAAAGCGGGCTGAACCCGCAGAACTTGCAGAACAGCTATGAAAAGAAGCTGGGACACACTGACGCAAGCTACACAGCAGCCGTGGACAACGGCAGCTATGGAAACTTTGCAAGGGACGGCGCAGGCTATGGGCTGGCGCAGTGGACATACCACACCAGAAAAGCCGCTTTGCTGGAATATGCAAAAGCAGCCGGGAAGTCTATTGGCGACCTTGAAACACAGCTGGGGTTCCTTATGAAAGAATTGGCAGAGGGCTACAAAGCCACACTGTCAGTATTAAAGAGCGCACAGACCGTCATTGCTGCTTCAAATGCAGTGCTGACACAGTTTGAGCGCCCGGCAGACCAGAGCGACACGGTGAAGACAAAGCGTGCAGGATATGGGCAGAAATACTATGACCAGTACGCAGCCGGAGCCGTTAGCAATAAAAAGAATGGAGGTACAAGCAATATGAATGTATCAGAAGTAAGAAAGAAATTTGCAGCAAGGGCGGCAGCATATGTGGGAGTGAAAGAGGGTACAGCAGCACACCACGCAATCATTGACGCCTACAACAACCACAAGCCGTTAGCGCAGGGGTACAAAGTGACATACCATGACGCATGGTGTGCAACCTTTGGTTCAAAGATTGCCATTGAAGCAGGCTACACAGACATTATCCCTACGGAGTGCAGCTGTGACCGTCAGATTAAGTTGTGGCAGCAGATGGGGCGCTGGTGCGAGAATGACGCAAAGGTGCCGGAACCGGGCGACTATATCTATTATGACTGGGACGACAACGGCGCTGGTGACTGCACAGGCAGTTCAGACCATGTGGGCGTTGTAGAAAGCTGCGACGGTAACACTATCACAGTTATTGAGGGCAACAAGTCCAATGCCGTTGGAAGAAGAACACTGGAAGTCAACGGGCGTTATATCAGAGGTTATGGTGTGCCGGACTTCTCAAAGAAAGCAACCAGCGAACCTGCAAAGCCTGCGGCACCTGCAAAGCCGCACAGGGAACAGGCATACACCGTGCAGAGAGGTGACACACTTTCTGGCATTGCTGCAAAGTATGGCACCACATACCAGAAGTTAGCAAGCTACAACGGAATTGCAAACCCTAACGTCATTAGTGTTGGGCAGAAAATCAAAATTCCGGGAAGCGGCGTGCGTACATACACCGTGAAGAGCGGTGACAGCCTTTGGGCAATCGCAGCAAAGCAGCTGGGCGACGGTTCCAGATACAATGAAATTAAGACCATGAACGGTCTTACAAGCAACACCATTTACGCTGGGCAGACATTGAAACTGCCTGCATAATCAACAGGAGGAAAAGACAATGGATAATGTAATTTATGCAGCTGTATATTTTGCCGTAACACTGGGGGCGTTCTTGATTGGAAAGTACGTTTGCCCAAACATTCCGAAGAGTGTAGCAGACAAGCTGGGCGAACTGTCAGAGTGGGCAGCAAAGTTTGTGGAATGGGCAAAAGAGTTCAAAAAGGATAAGACCGGGGAAGAGAAGATGGCGGCAGTTGTGGAGCAGTTGAAGAAGATTGCTGATGAAGCCGGGCTGAATGTCACAGAAGACCAGCTGAAAGCCATTGCACAGACGGCATACAATGCCATGAAAGCCGGAGAGAAAGAAAGCAACACCGCAGAGCCACTGGAAGCACTCACAGCCACACCAGCTGCAACGGTAGTGATTAACACCACGGCACCAGTGACAACAACAGAGAAAGTGGCTATTGCCACAGACAATGTGCCGGAGGGCGCCACGGAAACCAACGCAGACGGCACAGTGAACCTTTACG